CCCAAGGCCGTGTTTCGGCTGGCGGATTCCGTTGCCAACCGAATACGCAACCGGCAGAAGAAAAAGTGGTTGCCCCGTGATGACGAAGGCACCGTGCAACGCGCCTACGACGCCAGAGATATCGAATTCAACAACGCCAACTGGCTGGTACTGGCGCAAGCCAACTACATGCTCAACGATGTCGCGGCCCATCTCAAAGCGACCGGCGTCTTCTTTGAAAGGTTCAACACGCCATCACTAAGCAAGTCGGTGCGTTCCGCCATCTCCTCCTGGGAATATCTCCACCTTGGCGATAACCGGGAGATTTCTCTGAATGAAGCCGTAAACCTATACGCTCACCTATCGTCTAGGGAAAATGCCGTGGCCCGTGGGGCGAAAAAGCTGCTGAAAGCCGCCCATGAAAACGACACGTTCAGCCTGTCCGTTCTCCGTAAACACTACGGCCTGGAGGCTACCGGACGATGGGAAACGGCGCTCGACAAGATCCGCGACGAAGACAGAGCCTATGCCACGGCCATGATTAATCGCGGCGTCGATCTGAGCAAGAGGCCGTTGATCAAGTTGTCCACGATCCACGGCGCTAAAGGCGGCGAAGCCACCAACGTCCTTCTCTACCTCGACCTGTCCGGTAAGGCCGTCGAGGAGATGGGCCGAAATCCCGATGACGCGCACCGCGTTCTTTATGTCGGTATCACCCGCACCAAGCAGAACCTCGTTTTGAAAATGCCAGACGATGCACAGAAGGGATGGGCCTTATGAAAGCACATGAAATTTTAGAAAAAGCTGCCAGACTCGTTAAACATGATCGTGCCTACAGCCACGGTTCCATGCTAGAAAATCACCAGAATATCGCCCAACTATGGAATGGTTACCTTCATAACATTGACTTTGTTACTCCGGAGGATGTCGCCAACATGATGGAACTCCTCAAGATAGCGAGACGGAAAAGCGGCTTGTTTAATGTTGACGATTATGTTGACGGCGCAGGGTACGCGGCCATCGCCTACGGTTGCACGGGGGAAGCCAATGAAAACAAATCTTAAAAAGCCCAAGTTTGGCGTCAAAACGGAATGGGTGCCGGTGACGGAGTTGCCCGTCACGCCGTCCGACATTGAACAAATCGCCATTGACCTGGAAACCAAAGATCCACGGTTAATGACCCACGGCCCAGGCTGGCCTACAGCCAACGGGGATGTGGTTGGAATTGCCGTAGCCTACGACGGCTTCAACGCCTACCTGCCGTTTGGGCATGAGGGCGGCGGCAACCTGGACCGTGGCCGCATCGTCCAGTGGTTCCAGAAAGAAATTGCCGACTATGAGTGCGAGAAGGTCTTCTTCAACGCCGCCTACGACATTGGCTGGCTGCGTCACCTGGGCGTCCGTGTACACGGTTCGGTACGGGATGCCATGCTGGCTGCACCGTTGCTGAACGAAAACCGGCGCTCCTACAGCCTGAACGCCCTCTCCTACGACTACCTTGGCGAGATGAAATCCGAAGCCGCCCTCCGTGAAGCGGCCACGGAATTCGGCGTCAATCCCAAAGCCGAACTGTATAAGCTCCCCGCTCCTTTTGTCGGGGAATATGCGGAAGCGGATGCGCGTCTGACCCTGTCTCTCTGGCAACACTTCCAGGCTCTCCTCACCAAGGAAGACCTGTGGAGCATCTTTGAACTGGAGAGCAGCGTCTTGCCCATCTGCATCGACATGACATGGCGCGGCATCCGCGTCGATTTGGAAGAAGCGGAACGGCTCAAGCAGTCCCTTATCAAAGACGTTAAAAAGATCCTGTCGGCCATTAAGAAAGAAACTGGTCACGATGTCGAGCTATGGGCGGCGGCGTCCGTCGCCGTCGTCTTCGATAAGTTGAGCATCCCCTACGCCCGTACTCCCACCGGGATGCCGTCCTTCACCAAAAATTTCCTCTCGACGCATGAGCATCCCATCGCCCAGCAAATCGCCCGTGCCAGAGAGGTAGACAAAATCGGTAACACCTTCCTCTCCAGCATTTCCCGCTACGCGCACAAAGGCCGCATCCACGGCCACATCAACCAATTGCGCTCTGAAGGCGGCGGTACGGTGTCGGGGAGAATTTCCATGGCGAACCCCAACCTCCAACAAATCCCGGCCAGGAACAAGGAAATGGCGGAAAAGATACGCGGCCTGTTCCTCCCGGAAGAAAACGAGCAGTGGGCGTCTCTTGACTTCGATCAGCAAGAGCCACGCATCCTGGTTCACTACGCCAGCATCACGGACCACGGCCTGACCGGGTCCGGTGCATTCGTCAAAGCCTACCGAAACGAAAGCAAAACCGACTTCCACCAAATGGTCGCGGATATCATCCAGCGCCCACGGACCCAGGCCAAGATGATCAATCTGGCGCTGATGTACGGCATGGGACAAACCAAAATGGCGGAACAGCTGGACATAACTCCAGCCGAAGCCAAGCAGCTAATCCGACAGTACCACCAGGACGTTCCATTCGTGAAGGAGTTGATGGACGCCGTCCAACGCAAGGTATCGCATCGCGATAGAGGGGGGTTCGTCCGGTCTCTGTTGGGACGCAAATGCCGGTTTGATTTGTGGGAACCCAACCTGTTCGTTTCGTCAAAGGCGCTTCCCAAAGAAGAAGCCTCGCATGAGTACGGAGACAACATACGTCGCGCATATACCTATAAGGCATTGAACAGGCTCATCCAATCCAGTGCAGCCGACCAAACAAAAGCTGCAATGGTCAATGTTTACAAGGACTTAGATACAGTACCCCTGGTTCAAATCCACGACGAATTGGCGTTCAGCGTGAGTGATGAGAAGGAAGCCAGGAAGTTGTGCGAGGTCATGGAAAATGCAGTGGAACTAAGCGTCCCAAGTCCCTGCGACATCTCGCTAGGTGATAGCTGGGGGCAGTTGCAGAAACCGGATTAATTAGATATTATCCCACAACTATAGGGAGAACTAAATGACTGACCCGCGCACATTACACCGGCAAGAAGGCCCAATAACCAGTATCGAAGCTGCTTACTCAATTGATGTAACGCGCTTAGAAAATTTGGTCTATAAAACTATTTTCCGCGCTGGGGACACGGGAATTATCAGCGACCAAGTCCGTGCCCAACATCCAACACTTTGTTATTCCAGCGTCACTGCTCGCTACCGCGCACTACTCGACCAAGGCTTTATTTGGGATAGCGGTGATAAAGCGAAAGGGGATAGCGGCAGGAACCAACGGATCATGGTAGCTGCTCACTTTGCGCAGGACTACCGCAACAACCGGGAACGTGAAAAAACTGCCGCGTTAAAATCTTCGCAGGGTTATTTGGATCTTCGCAGCCAACGGGCGCATACAGAATGAACGCCAAAAAATGGAAATCGGTTGTCGTTTCCATCGACACCTATCGCAAGCTAAAGGCGCTTGCCGTCGCCAACCACAGAACGTTGAGCGGGCAATTCACGCATATCATCGAAACCGCCTCTAATGAGAAGCCTGATGAGCGAGTTACCCAACAGACGTGATTCCGTAACGGAGGAAGTTAAAGGTGAGGGCTTCAGTCTGGCCGTGACGGTAGGCTTCCACCCTACCTTCGGTCATCCCTGCGAAATCTTCATCACCAAGCGAACCAAGACCGGTACGGCGCTGGAGGAAGTGCTTTACGAAGTGGGTGTTGCCACGTCAAAAATTATGCAAGAATATGACCGTTCTGCGGATACGATTGTGGCCTTGAAATCGCAAGTCGCCAAGTTGTCCAAGGCGCTGGATTTGGAGACGACCTTATGACCACCGCACTCATTGCATTTGCCGCCTACCAGGGCTTGGTCCTGTTAATTGTGGCGCTTAATTCTTAAATGGCTGCGCCGCTTGCGTACACCTAAACGTAAGGGCGGAACGCACACGCCCAAGATTTAGTTGTCAGGGAGCCTCCTACCGTGCTAAAGAATGAGTCCATTTTACCTCCCTGTGACCCGGCTGGTTTCGACTCCTCGTCCGGGTCATCACTCCCGGATGACGCTTCGGCGTCGTCCGGTCTTTTTTTCAAAACCTGCAACTGGTGCGGGGACCGTGTAAACCCCAGCGACTGCTACGCTACCTTTATGGCGCAAAATTGGCTTTGTGACTTGTGCGGTAAGGCCGTCGCATGACGCTTCAACAACGAATTGATCGTCTGCGCGAGGCTCTCAGAGAGATACGCGACATTGCCCAGGTCAGCGAAGGTGTAGATTTTTACGCCATGCTGGCCGACCGTGCGTTAACGTTTGACGAACATCATACCGAACACGACGAAAACAGTGGCTGAAAAAAAAGAAGAGGGGCCAGAGGGAATAATTTGCTCCGTCTGCCGCTCCGAATTTGATCTTGATGAGGAGGGCGGCACCACCGGCCTGTTTGGTATCCTCCCCGTCGCCTTTTGCCCCTGGTGCCTCGCCAGTCTCATCGACATGGTGCAGCAGGGTTGTCCTACTTGCCAGGACGAATCGGAGTCTATTCACTAATGGGCAAAAGATCCGATTTTAAACGGCGGGAACGGGACTTTTATCCCACGCCATACGAGGCTGTATTCCCTCTGCTCCCCCACCTTGCGCCTAAAACCAAGTTCATCGAGCCTTGCGCCGGGGAACGGGACCTTGTGCGTCACCTCACCGAGCATGGGCATGAGTGCGTCAGTGCCAGCGACATCAGCGACAGCCCTGGAATCGATGCGCGTCACCTCACAGATGGTGAAGGAGCCGACGCTTTCATCACCAATCCTCCCTGGGGGCGGCCTGTCCTACACCCTATAATTGTAAATTTATCCAATACGCTGCCCACGTGGCTTCTTTTTGATGCCGACTGGATGCACACGAAACAGGCGGTTACCTATCTTGAGCGGTGTCTCAAGATCGTCTCCGTCGCCAGAGTTAAATGGATGGGTCCCGATTCCCCCCACACGGGAAAGGACAACTGTTGCTGGTATCTTTTTGACCGAAATCACCCAGAACCTCCCGTGACGCAATTTTTTGGTAAGCCGTGGAATATATAAGCGTCAGCCTTGGGCTACTCCGTCTATTGTACGACCTCAACAGCCCTGCCGCCGTCCCTCCCAATCTCATCATCCAGCAGTGGCTCTATGGAAAGGGAACTTACGTCATCCACCAGGACATCACCGAAAGAGAAGCCTGTTCGCGAGCCGAATCCCGCGCCAAGCTGGACGCGCTGCGGCAATTCGGCGGCGAATACATGGGCGCACAGTCTCTTGTAGCCTGTGAGGAGACCAATGACGGCGTTAATTGCCCCATGCAGAATATCACCTGGACCACGGTCAACGGACTCATCAGCCGTATCCGCAACAAGACCGTGCGAGCCGGTGAAACGCTGGAAGGGCACCGCACGTGCCGCGTCGTCCTGGAAGCGCAAATTTCCCTGCGCCCAGAGGCCCCGGACCCCGGCTTCGACATCCAGATCAAGCTCTCCTCCGACATCTTCCGGGAGGGAGACCCCATCACCATCAGCCTGGACCCAAGCCAACCCATGTACGTTAATTTGTTGATGGAAGACGCCAATCACGACATTCATAAAGTCTTCCCTAACCAATACGATACAAACTTTTATATCGCATCACGGACCACGGTCCCAGCTACGAAGGGTTACAAAATCCTCGCGGCGTATGCACCCAACATTACATCCCCTACTTCCTACGAAATCCTGCACGTTCTCGCTACGCCGCAAAAGCTATTCTTATCAGACACTTACGACCCAGAGACCCTCGCCTTGAAGGTTCTGGAAATTCCCAACGACCAACGACGTTATACCCGTCACACATACAAACTCATCAGGAGGACCCAATGAATATAGCCCTAGCCATCGCGGCCTACTTACTCGTTAGCTTTTTACTCGCCGGTTGTTCGTCCCCGGCCCCTGGCTCTCCCGAATCGTTCATGCAGAAGCAACAAGCCAAGCACAACGCCCAACAGGCCATGATCCAGGACACCATTGACGACCTCCCCAAGTGGTACAAGGATGTGCCAAAAAGCGACTATGCCATCCTGTCGGCTGGTGTCGCCACATCGCCTCACCTCCAGCTTGCCGTAGACAAGGCCATCTTGAACGCCAAGCGTATGCTCGCAGACCGGGTTGAGGGGCTGTTGTCATCCCAGGTAAAACAGTATGTGTCTGAAACGGGACGCGAAATCGCACCTATGGCTCTCATGGACTCAGAACACGTTACAAAAAATGTCCTAAGAGATGTCAACGTCTCCGGATACCGCGTCGAGGATATGGACATTAAATCGCATGGGACCTATTTCCGAGTTTACGTTCTCCTTATGTACCCCCTCGGTGAAATGAACGACATCCTCACCTTACGACAGAGGCAGAGAGAGGCCAAGGAGCGTGTCTCCAGAACCGAAAAGGCGTATGATGAACTAGAGAAAGAACGCCGTGTTCCTGATTCGTACTAGCCCGATTCGTTCATCATATGTTCAAGCCTCAAGAACCACCGCACAGCAAGCCACAGTCGCTGGAAGCGACCAAGCTTCGACGTTGTCTTTTGTGTCTCCGGGATTTCCCGTCCAGTCATGCTGGCAATCGCGTCTGCCGCCGCTGCAAAGACACCACAGATTATAACGACCTCTCCCACGCGGAACCCTACCCACGATTCTAGCTCTGTAACCCCTTGAAAACACGGGGTTATTAGAGCTTGACTTGTATTTTGGGCTATGGGACAATTGGCATACACTATAAGAGTGAGGAAAGATGATGGAACTTAAAGACA